TGGCGATGGAGCACAGTATGCTACACCAGCTGCATTTGGAAAGGCTACTCGAGCGATTAAAACGCTTAAGAAGCAAGGTTACAAGCAGGTTAGTCGTCCTAAACGACCGTCACATACTAAAGGATTTGATTATTTATAAAAAATGAGAACATACACAGTAACAGAAAAGTACAGAGCCGTTAACGAAGGTAATATGGCTAAATCAGAGTTTCTAAGACAAATGAGACTTGGTTACCCTGAACATATAACACAATGGAACGGATTCAAAGATGCAGTACAAATTCTTAAGAATAGAGGACTCCTTTTTGAAGAAGCTAAACCTGTGGTAAAAGAGGAAAAAATTGATGCTATGAAATTGCCATACAGTTTAGAAGCTTTAGATAGAGGTATCAGACATGAATTTGCTGAAGCTAAGATTGAATATCATGCAGGTGCTAATATTAATATGGAACAATACAATGATGCTCTAAACAAAGCTAAAGCTAATTTGGATAAGGATCCTATGCACTATCTCAACATACTTGCTGGAAATGATAAGAACGTAGACAAAAACGATAAAATGAGACCAGTATCTGATAAACCGGATGTATTTAATGGTCTTAAAAAAGCTGACTTAAGAGAAGCTAAAACAATGCTTAAAGAAGGCAAAATGGATGACTTAGCTGAAAAGCTAGGAATAGATGTAGGTAGATTACAAGCTGCTGCTGATAGACTAAGAGAAATGGAAAGAGAAGATGCTGCTAAAACAGCCGGTAAGGTAGATGCAATGAAAGCTATTATAGATGAAGAGCCAGATGAAGTTATGAATATTAATAGATTTGGAAAAGAAAAAGAAGATCACGATAGTAACTATACTAAAGTAAAAGAGAAAGACACTAACGAAGCAGAAGGCCACATGGTAGATGAACACGAACATATGTTCTTCAGTTTACTCTTTAATCAGAAATATGACGACATATTAGATGATTATATGTCTAGTGATCAATTTAAAGGAGACGAAATTGAACTACAGGGTAAAACTGGTCAATCTAATGTATTCGATGCTGCGTATATGGATGAGTGGGAAGACGCTATCAAGCAATTTGAAGCTAATAATTACGACTATAATGAAGGAATTGAAGATGTTATTGATCCTGCTGACTACGGAGTAATAGCTCAAAATTATTTAGATGGATTTGATAAACCACATTCTTTAGATTTAGATCAATTAGAAATGTTAGGACGCAAAATTGTAAAGAGCCTATATAAAGGAGATTTTAAAGCAGCAATGGCTAGACATGGAGGTAAAAATGTGAATGAAGAACCACAACAAGAAAAAGGAGTAGCCGAAAAGAAAGGAACTGATCATGATAAAGATGGTGATATTGATGGAGATGATTATAAAGCTGCTAAAGATAAGGCTATCAAAAAAGCAATGGGCAAAGATGATGAAAAGAATGAACAGTTAAAAGAAGCTATCAAAAAGATTATAAAAAAATCTTTGAATAAAGATACCTTAAACGAAGCTGCTACTAATCATTTAGCTGCTATGGCAGATACTTACGGAGACTATAAAGGTATGACAGTAGTATTAAATGATCTTCAGAACATAGTAACAGATATTGAAAGTTATTATGCTAAACAAAAAGATAGATTAGAAGGAGTATTTAAAAAAGTAGGAGAAATACAAAATGAAGAAGGATTTAAAGTAGGAGGGTTTTTAGCACCTGCTATAGAAAGTGCTTTTGTAAAAGATTCAAGACACTTAGGAGGTAGTAGATTTATGAAAGGTGTAGAAATACCTAAAGTAAAAGTTGCTAAGTTTAATAACCTAAGACAAGAAGAAGCACCTATAGAAGCTGAAGCAGCTCCTAAAGAAACTATATTTGGTATAAATGAAAAAGGTGAGTTTAAATTAAGAAAAGACTTATAAAAGAATGGCACAACTATTAGTAGACGTTACCCCATTTAAATCAGTACTTAGAGAGTCTAAAGAAAGACCAGGAGTATATGAAGTTGAGGGTGTTATGCAAAGAGCAGTTGCGGAAAATCAAAATGGTAGAACATATTCAAAGGATATTTTAGAAAGAGAAGCTTCTAAATATGTTAAAGATTTTGTAGAAAGAGGTAATGCATTCGGAGAACTAGATCATCCTGAGTCTCCTGTTGTCTCTCTTAAGAACGCCTCTCACATAGTAAAAGAGCTATATTGGAAAGGAAACGACCTTATGGGTAAGGTAGAACTACTTAACACGCCAGCTGGTAATATAGTAAAAGAAATTATTAAAGCAGGACATACTATAGGTATCTCATCTAGAGGTACAGGTTCTGTAAAACAAACAAACGAAGGACAATTAGAAGTACAACCAGACTTTGAATTAGTATGCTGGGACTTTGTATCTAATCCATCCACACACGGTGCTTTTATGAACCCAGTAGCTTTACAAGAAGGGTTAGAAAAACCAAATAAGTTTGCTAAATTAGATAATATACTTAACGATATATTAAGAGCCTAGTCGGTTTTTGTAAACAGTATATATTTATATAAGAATATACAGTCACTTATACTGTATTAAAAACTTATAACTAACTTCATATTACGATTTCAATAATCGTACGAAACCACAAATTATTTTTATAATGAGTAAAGATTTATTCAAGCAAGCTATTGCTGAAGCTAAATCTGTAAGAGAAGCCGCTATTGCCAACGCTAAGGAAGCATTAGAAGAGTCTTTGACACCTCATCTTAAAGACATGTTAGCTGCTAAACTTCAAGAAATGGAAGAAACTACTATTGAAGAAGCTCCAAAGAAAGACGAAAAAGAAATGGAAGAAGCAAAACATGACGATAAAAAAGATGAAACTATCGAAGAAGCTCCTAAAGACGACCACAAAGACGAAGCAATAGAGGAATTAGAAATTGCAGAAGAGCCAGAAGTAGCTGAAGCTGAACACGAAGAGGAAGCAGAGGATGATTCAGAAGAATCTGAAGACGAAGCTCCTATTGAAGAGCCAGCTGATGATATGCCAGACGGAGATGAAGATATTTCTAAATTATCTATTGACCAGTTCAAAGATTTAGTAAGAGATATTATCGCTCAAGAAGGAGGTCACGGCGAAGAACTTCCAGCTGATGACATGGATGGTGGAGATATCGAAGCTATAGGTGATGAACCTGCAGTAGATGATATGGACGCTATGGATGCACCAGACGAAGAAGAAATCGACTTAGATGAGCTTTTAAGAGAATTAGAAGCAGAAACTTCAGAAGAAGTTGAAGAAGCTAAGCACGATGACAAAGACGAAAACGTTGAAGAGGCTAAAGAAGACCACAAAGACGAAGGTAAGAAAGACGACAAAAAGATGGAAGAAGAAGTAACTGAAGAATCAAACGAACTTCAAGAAGCTTTAGAAACTATCGAAACATTAAAGAAAGACCTTAATGAGGTTAATCTTTTAAACTCTAAATTACTTTACGTTAACAAGATCTTCAAGTCAAACGACCTTTCAGAAAGTCAAAAAGTTAACATTATCGCTGCTTTTGATAAAGCTGAGAGCGTAAAAGAAGTTAAACTTGTATTTGAAACTGTTTCTGATAGTGTAGTAGGTAAAAAAGAATCTGCTAAATCTATTAAAGAATCAAAAACTAAATTAGGTATGGCAAGTAAAGCTACTGGGACTACTGCAAGTAAGCCAGAAGTAATCGCTGAAGTATCTAATACGGTTAGAAGAATGCAAATGTTAGCCGGTATTATTAAACAATAATCTTAAAAAATTAAATTAAAATGGAAATTAACCAATTATTAGAGGGTTCTAATTCTTACAAGAATTTACAAGAAGACTCTGCAAAACTTGCTGAAAAGTGGGCTAAATCTGGTTTGTTAGAAGGTATTGAAGATAAAAAAGTCATGAATAACATGGCAATGATTCTTGAAAACCAAGCAAAACAAGTAGTCTCTGAAGCAAACACAACTAACGTAGGTGGAGGATCTTTCTCTGCTGGCGCTGGTGAACAATGGGCTGGTGTTGTCTTACCATTAGTAAGAAAAGTATTCGCTCAAATCGTATCACAAGATTTCGTATCTGTACAACCAATGAATTTACCTTCAGGACTTGTATTCTATTTAGACTTCAAATATGGAGACTCTAGAAATGGAAGAGCTGCTGGAGACAATTTATACGGAAACGTATCAGAAGGAGCTAGTAAAATGGCTGCTGATACTGATCCATCAGGAGGTCTTTACGGAGCTGGAAAATTTGGATACACTATCAATAGTGCATCTGTTGCTGTTGAAGAAGCTGCTGTAGCTGCTGATTCTGCTTCTATATCTTACGAAGATGGAGTAGATCCTGCAAACTACTACAAGATTACAAAATCTTTTAGTGGATTAAACGCTGATTTAAAAGGTGTAAGAGCATTTAGAATCTTATCTGCATCTGTTGACGTAACAAATCCAAAGTATACTTCAGTATCTGGAAACGATGTAACATTCGTTGTATTAAAAGATGATACTACTGTAGACGCTTCATTAACTGGATCAATTATATACCACAAACAACCAGTTGATAACGATAGAGGAGACTTCGAAGCTGATTCCTCAGAAAGAGGAGTTGACACTTCTATCGCAATACCATCTATTGATGTTAAATTAGCTAGTGAAGCAATTGTTGCTAAAACTAGAAAATTAAAAGCACAATGGACACCAGAATTTTCTCAAGACCTTAA